AAGGGGTTTTTACACAGCATAGAGATGTTTTTTATGGATATTGGACACAAACAAATACGATTGCAGATACACTTTTACGTGTTGATGGTACCGTAGGGCCATTTGCTGGCACTATAATGGCTCATCCAATGCTGCAAAATAATGTAGTTATTACGTGCTTAGATGGTAATGGCACGTCCATGGTTCTTGTTGATTATCCATCAACGAATCTCATTGGATGGCTTGGTATTCCAGGAGTAAATCCAGGAAGCGCCGTTCCTTATGGACAAGTTAATTATATTACTGGAGCATTTACTGCGACTTTTCCATCAACAACACAAAAGGCAGCTCCTATCTATGCTGAAAATATTGCTTATCAAGCTGGCAAGCCATATGGCATGTTGTATTACGATGATAAATTTATCATTCGCCCCGTTCCTGATAAAACATACACCGTTCAAATTGAAGCAGATATACGGCCTACAGCATTACTTGCAGCTGATCCCGATGGCGTGCCATATCTAGAACAATGGTGGCAATATATCGCATATGGTGCAGCAAAAAAGATACTTGAAGATCGTATGGACCTTGATTCAGTACAAATGATTTTGCCTGAATTCAAACAACAAGAGCGCATGGTTTTGCGAACAACACTTGCCCAACAGGCGAATGAAAGAACTGTTACGATATATACTCAAGGCAAGTTCCTCTCAAACGGCTGGTTTGGTGGATCGTGGCCATATTAAAAAAGGAAAATCATGGCATATACGCTTAATATTCCATCAGCTGGGCAATCACTTGCAGCAACACAGAATCCAATTAAAACAAATTTTAATGCAATAAGCAGCGTTTTTGGTATTGATCATGTAACTTTTAATGCTACAGGAGAAGGAAAGCACAATAAGGTTACATTTCCTACTTTAAGTGGCTCTGCTCCAGCAGCAACTGAATTGAGTTTATGGAGTGCTGTTAATGCTACAACAAGCAAAAACGAACTTTATATTCGTAAAAATATAAATCCTGCAGGAACACTTGCTAATATTCCATTTACAGCTTCAAAAATGAGCAATACTGCATATAGCGGTTGCCTTAATGGATGGTCATATTTACCAAGTGGTCTTCTTATTAAATGGGGCGCTTGCGCTGCCACTACAACAGCAGCTATTACGGTTAATGTAGCTGCTTTAAGTGCTGGCCCATCTTTTACACAAGTATTTTCAGTATATATAAGCCCACGTGCGCAAACTGCAAATTTTACAGCAATACAGTATTCAGATGCATCAGCTCCATCAGGGAATTTTCAGATTTTATGTCAAAATGTTACCCTTAACACTCAAATTAAATATCTTGTCATTGGAGTATAACAATGGCAGATCGTTTTTTTATCGCTCCTTATGACCAAGAATCTGGCGTTCATACTGATGTAAAGCCATGGTTAGTTCCAGACACAGCATTTGCTGAATTAACAAATGCATATGTATTTCGTGGTCGAGTAAGAAAACGATTTGGTTCTCGCTGGTTAAGCGATACGTCATTGGGAACACGCTTAAGAATTAATATTGGCGTTACGCCAGGAGCACTCAATATTCCAGGACCATCTCCCGCGCTTGCCATAGGACAGATGTTTTCTATTGGCACTGATGTATTCACTATTTATCAATTGGGTGCTGGTGTAGCAACATATAGTACAAATGCAGCAATAACATGCACGATCAACAGTGTTGCGGCAACCAACACAGTATCTTTTGCTGGTGCAGCAGCAGGTTTAACGGTTTATTATTATCCATCATTGCCGGTGATGGGATTGCTGAATGTTGAATCTACAGCGATAAATGATGAATCGATTATTGCATTTGATACACGATTTGCCTATCAATATACTGGCGGATGGGAACGACTAGCTACAGGTCCTGCATTATGGTCTGGCAGCGATTCTCAATTCTTTTGGGGATGTACCTGGACAGATGCAAATGCATCGTCAAAAGTATTTTTTGTAACAAATTTTAATGAGAATGAAACAAGTTACCTGCGAACGTTTACCCCATCAACATCTACATGGGCAAGCTTTCGCCCCCAAATAGACGCAACACCGAATTACCTTAATTGTGCACGATTAATCGTGCCGTTTAAAAATAGGCTCGTTGCATTGAATACGTGGGAGGGTCCAGCGACTCTTGCAAGTCAGTTGCATTATCCAAATCGTTGTCGTTATAGTCAGGTGGGTTCTCCTCTTGATTTGGTAAATTCATGGAGAACCGATTTGCCTGGACGCGGAAATGCGGTTGATGCAGCAACTACTGAAGCAATAGTATCTTGTGAATTTATTAGAGATAGATTGATCGTATATTTTGAGCGATCAACCTGGGAATTGGTATATACAGGCAATCAAATATATCCATTCACTTGGCAACAGATTAATACTGCCCTTGGTGCTGAATCGACATTTTCGATAGTTCCATTTGACAGAGTTGTGTTGGGTATTGGCAATGTCGGCATTCACGCGTGCAATGGCGCCAATGTTGAAAGAATTGACAATGCAATCCCAGATACTGTTTTTGATATTCATAATGATACTGATGGACCCTATAGGGTATATGGCATTAGAGATTATTTCGTAGAGACAGTTTATTGGACATTCCCTGACGTTGATGCAGATTCTACGCAACCGTACCCTAATAAAGTTTTGGTCTATAACTATAAAACAGGAACATGGTCATTTTTCGATGATTCCATCACGTGTTTTGGTTATTATCAACCAACAACAGGCATAACATGGTCATCAACAACCGTTACGTGGAGTAGTACAACATCATGGGGTGGTGGTTCTTTGCAAGCTAAATCACGTCAAATAATTGCAGGGAATCAAGAAGGATTCACCTTTATTTGCGATTCTGAAGAAACAACAAATTCATCTGCATTGCAAATTTCCAACATGGCCATTGTTGACAATGTTATTACTATTACTGCAATTAATCATAATTTGCGTATGAATGAATATGTATATTTTGAAGGAATCTCAAGTGTTGGAACGATAACAACGCTTAATGACACTATTTATCAAGTTCAGAATGTTACACAAAATACGTTTGATATCATTACAGATACGGTTTTAACTGGACCATATCGTGGCGGTGGGCTTATAGCTCGCGTCAGCAATATTGTTATAAAAACAAAAGAATTTAACTTTTATGCCAAAGAAGGCAGAAATGCAAGTATTTTGAAGGCTGATTTCTTGGTTGATACCACAGCCACTGGGCAAATACAGGTTGATTGCTATGCATCTACCAATACGTGGTCACTTGTTGATGGTGGCCTTACTACCGGAGCATTAATTGGTACAAGCACCTTAGATACTTTTAATTATGCAGCTGCAGCAGCACCGATACCATCTGAATTTCCAACAGCACGCGTATGGCATCCAGTATATCTTCAGGCTGATGGAGAATTTATTCAGCTGAAATTTTATTTAAATGATGATCAAATGAAATCTACTTCAATTCGTTACGATGATTTTCAATTGCATGCTATTTGTTTTAGTGCACAACCAACAAGTTATAGATTCCAATAGGAGACAATATGACAGATATTACTGCCAAACAGGTTACAACACTTAAAAGCATGATGGATTTAAAAAAGCTTCTTGATAAATATTGTAAAGAATCTGCATCAAAAGAAGCTGAACGCGTAAGTGAGTTTATGAATAAAGAAATCATGCGTATGATCAGTGATATTATTCATCTAGAGAAGCTCTAATGGCATATATTCCAGATCAACAGATTAATACTGGCTCTTTTGTTCCTACGACACAGGCGTGGGACATATCTCAAATATACGAGATAGAAGTTGGAAGCCCAGAATTTAAAGATTTACTGGTAAAACTTTACCAGAATATGAATACAATTGCCTTATCGTTGAATGGCAAAGATTCTGGTTTTTATATGCAGGAAGAATTTGTTACTGGAAAAACATTTTTCAACACAGCATCTGTTGACCCAAACAACCAACGAGCTGTTTTTAGAAAAGTCATTAATTTGGGCTTATTGGCTGCCGGCGCTAAAAATGTTCCACATGGATTAATAATTGGGAATACCTGGAAATTCATTTCTATTTTTGGTGCGGCGAATAATCCATCAAGCTCCATTTATTATCCATTGCCATATGTAGGAATCGCAGGCAATATCACGATTAGCCTTTCTTCATCTAATGTGATTATAAATAATACAAGCGGCAATACATTTACTGATGCCTATGTAATATTAGAATATGTAAAGAATTAGGAGATATGATGGCATTTGGGCAATTTTTTTTAGGATCGCCAGAACGGGTAGAACAATTACCGCGATTTACACCAGAACAACAAAGTGCTTTATCTTTTTTGATGCAACAAGGGCGGCAGGGACTTGGCAATATCTATCAAGGATTTGAGCCGATTGCTCAACAAGCTCGATCTCAATTCATGCAACAAACAATTCCTTCTATTGCTGAAAGATTTACATCAATGGGATCAAATGCGCTCAGTTCTCCTGCGCTCATGTCACAACTTGGACAGGCTGGTGCTGGCCTTGAAGAAGGATTGGCATCACTAAAATCTCAATATGGTTTACAAAATAGATCACAGCTTATGCAAATGATGGGCATGGGAATGCAGCCTCAATATCAATATTATGGAATGGCTGCTCAGCCAGGATTATTACAACAAACATTGCCAACACTTGGTAGAATTGGCATGTATGGACTTGGATCTTTGATGGGTGGTGGCAGTTTGATGGGCGGATTAGCTGATGTGTTAAAATCTG